GTAGTAGATGCAGGAGCAGGGGTAGGTACGCTTAGTGCATCAGAGACGTTGGCTAATAGAGCCGGACAAACGGCAAGTGGTTTTTTAAACCCTCTCATAGTTACTCAGGAAACCGTCAGCGATCTGCTGGGCAAAATCAAGGCCGGAGAGCTGACGGTGGGTGAGGTAGCTACTGCTTATAATTTGACTCCCGGCGAGGTTCAGGCAGAGCTTGATCGCCTTAATGCAGCGGCAGCGGCAGCGGCGACACCGACGGTCACAAGCGTCAATACTATCCCCACGGTCACAGCAAACATAGTACCGGACGCGGTTGGTGCTACGAAGCCCTTGATCCCCGGACCGGGCGACACCTTCATTCCCTATAACACTTCTCCCTACGTTAGTGTTGACAACGCTTTTATCCCCGGTGGAGATTTTGGAGCGCAACCGGGTGAAGTGGATTACCAGTGGGGAGCAGGGGCACAGGGTCTGGCAGAAGGGGATTCTTCTTTTATGCTTGGGGGTCCTGAAACGGCTACTTTCGGCAATGTAGGGGGTTCCAATGTAGCCTTGGGAGGAGGCGGCGCTGGCTCTTTTGGAGGCACACAAAACTTTCACCTCTTTAACCAAGGAGGTTCGACAGATCCGTTGGAGCAGCGAAACGAGGCCGTCGGCTCACGGCTCATGCGCCATGGTGGTATAGGCAGTATGCAAGGACGCACCATGTCGCCCGAAATGGCGGGAACGCTGGATCGCATTATGGCGAGGAGAAAATAGATGGCGAACGGCAATGATGTAGAAAGGCTTCGTGACACTCCGGAAATGCTTGAAGTAGAGCAGGATGTTCAGATTGCCGCGCCGGGAACTTTTGCCTCACCGGATGATATGGATTTTGAGGAAACGCAAATCGAGATAGTTGAAGAGGACGATGGCGGCGTCATTGTTGATTTTGCGCCTCAAGAAGAGATTTTTATAGACGAGGGGGATTTTTACCGAAATCTGGCCGAAGACATGGATGACGTGGTTTTGGGAACGATGTCCAGTGATTTACAGGGGCAGTACGAAGGAAACAAGGAAACCCGCAAAGAATGGATGGACACTTATTCGGAAGGGCTGAAGCTACTGGGCTTTAAATACGAAGAGCGCACGGAACCTTTTCGCGGGGCCACGGGAGTCACTCACCCTATTTTGGCGGAAGCTGCCACGCAATTTCAGGCTCAAGCCTACAACGAACTTTTACCCCCCGGTGGTCCTGTTCGCACCGTGGTCATGGGTGCGCCTACCAAGGAAAAAGAGCAACAGGCTACCCGAGTTAAAGAATACATGAATTATTGTTTGACCGAAGTGATGGAGGAATACACCCCCGAATTCGATCAGATGTTGTTTTATTTGCCCTTAGCCGGTTCCACCTTTAAGAAAGTTTACTACGACGCGGCACTGGATCGTCCTGTGTCTACGTTTGTTCCTGCGGAAAACTTAGTGGTTCCGTATGAAACCAGCAACCTCGAAACCTGTCCGATTATTACTCATGTGGTTCCCATGAGTGAAAATGATCTTAGAAAACAACAGATTGCAGGTTTTTATCGTGACGTAGAACTTAATCCTCAACAAACGCCAGATAACGAAGTGAGGCAGGAGCTGAACAAGATTGAAGGCGTAGATCCGTCCTCTACTGTGAATTACGACGTTAACCTGTTGGAGTTTCACGTAGAACTGGATCTGGAAGGATTTGAGGATATTGACGAAGGTGGAGAGCCTACCGGCATTAAACTCCCGTATGTTGTTACGATAAGTGAAGAAAAAGGCACCGTATTATCTATACGTCGCAATTACCGGGAAGGTGATCCGCAAAAGAAAAAAATAGCTTATTTTGTGCATTACAAGTTTTTGCCCGGTTTCGGTTTCTATGGCCTTGGACTGATTCACACCATCGGTGGGTTGTCCCGTACAGCTACGGCTTCTCTCCGACAGCTTATCGATGCGGGCACTTTGTCTAATTTACCGGCGGGCTTCAAGGCCCGCGGCCTACGGGTGAGGGATGACGCTGATCCGTTACAGCCCGGTGAGTTCCGAGATGTGGACGCTCCCGGCGGAGCGATCAGGGACAGCTTAATGCCGTTGCCTTTTAAAGGACCGGACACGACGTTGTTTCAGTTACTGGGTTTTGTGGTGGATGCGGCGCAGCGGTTTGCCACGATTACCGACATGAAAGTGGGTGACGGCAATCAGCAAGCAGCAGTGGGTACAACGGTAGCACTATTGGAGCAGGGCGCACGGGTAATGAGCGCGGTACATAAGCGGCTGCATTACGCGATGCGCAATGAATTTAAGATTTTGGCACGAGTTATGCACGAATCGTTGCCGCAGGAATATCCGTATTCAGTTGCGGGTGGTGAACAAACCATTATGGCGCAGGATTTTGATGACAGGGTTGATGTGTTCCCTGTTTCAAATCCTAATATTTTTTCACAAGCGCAGCGTATTGCCTTGGCCCAAAGCCAGTTAGAGTTAGCAATACAAGCGCCAGAGCTGCATAACTCGCAAGAAGCGTTCCGAAGAATGTACGAAGCCTTGGGTGTGCGCGATATTGACACCATTTTGAAAGCGCCAGAGCTTGAAGAACCCTTACCTAAAGACCCTGCACAGGAAAATGTGGACGCTTTGGAAAGCACAGAGCTTAAAGCTTTTGAGGGACAGGACCACACGGCGCATATTACGGCGCATTTAACCTTTATGGCGGGTGGAATGGTGCAGCAATTACCGGAGGTTGTGGTTTCTTTGCAAAAACACGTCCTTGAACACGTTAAATTGAAGGCCAGAGAGCAAGCGGCCATCCAATTTATGCAGGAAAATCAAGGACAACCGGCAACAGAGGATCAAATGTTGCAGGTTGAGACGCTAATAGCCCAGATTATTGCGCAGGAGATGACTGCGTTGCGTCAACAAAGCCAGCAAATTGCAGGTGGAGGCGAAGAAGAAGGTCCAGATCCGTTAATTGCCCTGAAACAGCAAGAAATAGACATAAAAGGGCAGAAAACACAGGCAGATATAGCCAACGATCAAGCAAAACTGGCCTTAGAAGAGCAAAAAGTGGTTCAAAGAGGCGAACATTTTGAAGATCGGATAGAATCGCAGGAAAAACAGACCGCAGAACGTATCCGAGCGTCAGATAGGCGTGAAATGATGCGTTTACGTGAAAAATTAGGAGAAACTCCATGAGCAGAACCGTAAAAACAGGTGGTGCGCCGCCTCCCAAGACCCCAAAAGCTACCAAATTTGAGGTAATCAAGGACCAAGGTAAGGCTCCTTTCAGCGATTACAAGGAAATTCCTACGCCTAAGAATTTAGGCAAGGGAAAGGTGACAACAGGCACTTGTCGGGGTATGGGCGCCATGTTGCGTGGCGGAAAGTTCACAATTAACTAGGTGATGTATGCCATTAAAGAAAGGTCGCAGTAAAAAAACTGTAAGTGGCAATGTAAGAAAATTAAAAGGCGAAGGCTATCCGCAAAAACAAGCGGTAGCCATTGCACTTAACACCGCCGGTAAAGGCCGACGCAAAAGGAGACGTTCCACGTGAAACATTCCTGTCTATTATTTGTGTTTTTGTTAAGCAGTTGTTCTGTAAGCGAAGACATGATTGCCAATAAGGAGCTTTATTGCTCTGAAATCTATAAAGGTATCCGTGCGGTTGGGCGTGTAGCTACTGAAGTTACAACAGGTGTCGCTATTGTCGATGTGTGTGACACCATCGATGAAATTGTCGAGGAGGAAAACGCTGACGCAACCGACAAAAGTGATTCGGAATCTTGAAGCGTTAATAAAGTTATGGTTGATTTTGTATGAAACTTAAAGGGATTCTGGGGGAATTAGCTCCTACGCTGGTGAAAACAGTAGCCAGCAGTAACCCGATCGCTGGAATGGCAGTTAAATTAGCAGCTAAAAAGCTAGGAATGGATGAAAATTCCAGCATAGAACAGATAGAAGAAGTGGTTGAGAACGAACCGGAAAAAGCCGAGATTCTGCATCGTGCAGAATTAGAAATTAAAAAATTAACGGCTAATATCGAGGGGTTTCGACTTGAGACGGAAGACAGGCAAGACGCAAGAAAGACGTTTGCCAAAGACCCTACGCCTAAGCTTATTGCAGTTTTGGCGATGGTGGGATTCTTGGCTTACATTTTTATGGTCACGCTTCAAGCGCC